GGTTTAGCAACCCACGTCATCCTGTCGTTCGATGCGAGCTCCAGAATTTGACCAACTGTCCCTGTGTTCGTGATATCCAACTTCGTCTCGTTAACTGCACCATCAGCAATTTTGACAGCCGTCACTGCATTACTAGAAAGCTCCGATGTCCCAACCTCACCTGATACGATTTTCGATGAATCAACGGAGTTAGAGGCAAGTTTACTCGAAGCAATTGAACCATCAGGGATTTTCGATGAAATCACAGCATTAGTCGCAATCTGGTCCGAGTCAACTGCATCGTCCGCAATCTCCGTTGTCCCAACTGCACCCGATGCAATTTTGGCCTGCGTGATAGCATCGTCCGTAATTTCAGTTGTCCCGATAGCTCCTGCATCAACCTTAACCTGCGTCACAGAATCGTCCGCAAGCTGAGTCGTCCCAACTGCACCATTACCTATTTTGGCAGCAGTCACCGCTTGACTTGCCAATTGTTGACTGGCTACAGCACGGTTAGCAATCTCCACACCCGTCACTGCATTCTGGGCAATCTTCGCCTCGGTAATAGAATCGTCCGCAATTTCACTCGTCCCGATATCACCATTGGAAATCGAAACCGTCACCGCTCCCGTTGCAGAGGATATTGTGATAGCATTCCCTGCAGTTAACGATGAAACTCCTGAACTCCCCTGTCCACCTCCCGAAGGTTTGGCAACCCACGTCATCCTGTCGTTCGATGCCAACTCTAAAATCTGCCCCTGAGAACCCGTGTTCGTAGTGTCCAGTTTCGTTGCATCAACACCATCGTCCGTAAGTTGCGGAGTTCCAACACCAGCATCCGTGATTTCAATCGTCACTGAACCTGTCCCTGCACTCACCGTGATGCCGTCACCACCCGTCACATCCGTCACACCACCAGCAGGTTTAGCATCCAGCGTTGCATCGTTGTTCAACAACGCCTGGATAGCATTTTCATTACGACTTGCACTTGCCGAGTCACCAGACTCCGGTACCTCCACCGTCAAATCTAATGCCGACTGAGCTGTCCCCGTAATATCTTTGGCCATGATTAATCTCCCCAGATAAATGCACCACCAGTTGCAGGACCAGACGGCCGCGTCGGTTCTATAGCACCACTAGACCGTGGAGACGCTTCTCCTTCAGCATAAACCTGTTGCGTTCTGCCACCCTGTTGCGAAAACTCCGTCACCTGCAACCTGCCAGTTGTCGGTATCCCAGATAACGTCTCTAATTCTTCAGTAGTCATCCGTTGATGCGGAATAATGAAATCACCGATTTGCATCTCATAAATCGGAGTTTGGGGTATCCACGTTACCGTCCGGAGTTGTCGAGACAGCGTAATAATGCTAGCGAGGTTTACAGTCTTGGCCGCAGTCTGTTGAACTGCAATCACGTTCAACGCAATCACCTGAACTGAACCATTAGCACGCAGACGAAGCACATCCCACTGCTGAGTCCAGTTACGCAAACCACGAAACTGACGCAGAGGTCTGGGCTCAAACCTTTCACCCGGCATCGCACGCGTACCATAATAGTAAAACGTTGTCCCCGTTCTTGATATCAACAGATTCCCTGCGAAGGCACCACCAACAGTAGCATCCGCAGAATGCAAACGGATATCATTTGACTCGTCACGAGCCCAACCCGTTGTATACGCACGAGCCATTTTCTCTCGACGATGCATTAAGAAAAAGTTCCGGCCGTTGAACGTCAAACCCTCTACAAACGGATAATAAGTATTCCGACGGTCTAACTCGTCACCCACCAAATCAGTCAACTCAACCGTGTTCGTTGTCCGCTCACCACCAGCATCGTATTGACGAACGGTAAATCCTGCAGCACTCATCCTCCTGTCCGGAACACGGTATCCATACCACCAATTCGTGCCGTCAAACACCAAACCCGTCAAATCCGTTTCAGTTGGCAAACCACGTGTAGGCTCACCGATAGCAATCCGAAATCCTGTCCCAGCACGACCAGCAAACGAATAGGGAGTTACCTCACCATACCAGTTCAGAAACCGAGTCTGTGCATCGTTCAGCACCTGGATGTGTTCCCGATGAAGCAAATAGATATTTTCACCGACAACCTCCATCCCAGCGTAAGCATCCACCCTATTGTAAGTCTTCGTTGGAACAATGAATGACTCCTCACCGATATAGTTTCCCATCAAATCATACGATAGCACACGTGTTCTGGACAGCTCCTTGCCCAGCAGATAAACACGGTTCTGACTCGCAGACAGCATACCATCCAATAACGTGATACCATCAGGCAATTCCACCGGATGAGTATCCTCTGTCGGCTCTGGCGTTGGCTCTGGCATTGGCTCAGGGATTACCGGCGGAGGAACAACAACAGGCAAAGACGCTCGATAATAATAGGTTTCAGTTGAAGCAACCGATGCCAAATGCGTTGATGTCGCAGGGATAGCTCCTGCACCAACCTCCACCGTTAACGTGATATCTTGATTTGACGATGTGATACCACTCGATGCCTCCACCACCATTACCAAGGCTCTCCAAACGTCCGTATTACCTTGCCGAGTAACTGACGAAATAACTGCCGTGCCAACATTAACATCGCTACTCGTCACCGAAACGTCATCCGATGTGAACTGAGCAACCACGTCCGTTGAACTGCCAGAAGGCCATGTCACCGGCACATTAAACGATGTCCTCGATGCGATGGGTTTTGATACCACACTGCCATCGTTCGTCCCAGGCAATGCACTGCCATCAGATGCCAAAGCTGTCCCTAGTGTCGGAGTATACCCAGCAGACAATGTGCTAAAAGTATACCTCGTCACCGCATTAGCAACATTCGGATTTGCAGGCAAAACATAGAGGTCCTGCCCATCGAAATTGACATCATGCTGAGCAGAAGAAAACGTTGCCGAAAAGTCTTTCTCAGTATCCCGAGCACGAGTGGAAATCGTCCAAGCTGTTCCTGTCACCGTCAGCCCATTCGATGACACACCAAACAACCAAAGCGTTGTCCCATCCGATACCAAACGTGAGCGAGCATAACTATGCCCTGATGTCGTGATATCTCGGCTAGCCTCACGTGATAAAGTTTCGTACTGTTCATCAAAATATGCATAAATCCGCGTCGGAGCAGTTGACGAATCCAGATAAAACATATACGAAATAGTAGTGCACGCAGTGCTTTCCAAACCAGAGATACTCGGACCGCCATTCAAAAAACGCCCAAAAGTCATTGACGTACCAGTCACGGTATACGTAACCCACGTCCCTCCTAAAACCGCCAAAGCTCTCGTGCCTTGGATACTGAAACTATAACCTCCAGATACAGCATTATTCCAAGCAGTATCCTCAGTTAACGCCGTTGATGATACCGTGTACCGGTCCATATCAGCACCAGTACCTGAGAAAAAATAAAGCCGACGCGGTGTTGCACCATATGACGGAATTGAACTCCAGCCCGTTGCCAAATCCAACTGATATGTGCCTTGCCGTACCCATGGCATAATTAACCTCCCTGCCGTTTGACAACTGCGAAAAACGTGAACGAGGATGCCAGTCTATCACTCGCAACCGCTTGCTCAAACTTCCGGACTGTCGTGATTTCGTCCTCGGCCAAACGAAACAGCGTTAACTGCTTGTCATTCCATGCAACACGTTCGTATTGGCTATTGATACCACCAAGACTTTCCCTCAGCAGTTGCGGAGCACTCCCTGCCAAAATGCCAGCACACCGATAAATAGCCGCTCGTTTCTTATGACGAAGGTTAACTGCCGTCCTCTCACCATTAGCAACCGGAGGAAGAGAATCGCTTGCCCAATCCAATGCCGCTCGTTCGTAAACATCCCTAGCGATTTGACTATTGGAAATGTCCGTCTCCGTTAACTGAAGGTTTAGCAAACCCCGAATCTCGTCATAATCTGACAGCGAAAATCGGTTTTCTTCAGTTAGCGAAAGTTGCGAATAAACCGTCAGATTTACCTCTTTTGATACCATCCCCGCAGTGTTAACTGCCTCCAGCGTTATCGTGAAATCAGTGTCTACAGATACCTCTGGTGCGTTGACAATCGACAGCACTGTCCCTGTCACGCCTAGCGTTAAACGCGGTTGAACAACACCAGCAGCTAACCGAAGTGTCGGTATCGGAAATCCACCCGTGAGATACTCTGTCAAATCCCACGATGCATCAGCACGTTCCACCACGTCTAAATAGATAGTATCAGCCGTCCAAATTGGAAGGCTCGGCACCAAAATATTCGCTAAAATCGCCGTGGACGATGTCCCTGCAGGGTTAGTAGCAGAGACCTGGATAGAAAGCGACGTTGCCTCCGAATAATCGTCCGTGGGCGGCGTTCCACCAATATCACCATCCGTCAACGTTAACCAACTCGGTGCGGTATAACCTGATGCGAAGGAAATTGTCGCAGCAGGCGTTGCGGATAAATACGGTTTCAAATCAAATGACTGAGCAACACCAACCTGCCAGCGTTGTGCAGGCAAGGCTCTCCAAACTGGCAAGACAACGTATTTGACATTGAACGTTAACTCCACCTGAACTGCACCAGCGGAGTTCCGAGCAGTTACCCTCACAAACCTCGTGATGTCCGTATCAACGTCCGGAGCAGAGACAGTCAACAAATGACCATTCAGCGTTGCCGTCCCGTCTAAATCCGTGAAATCCGTTGCATCCAGCATCTCAAATGTCGGTGTCGGCCGCGCCTGAGATAGCAAATGGAGCAGGTTTATAGTTTGGCTCGTCCCAGTGTTTAACGTGAATGTCGTATCAGCTCCCGATTTCCAAACTGGTGCTAATGCCGGAAGAGGATGGTCTTCCCCTTTCAGATTCAATTGCATCAGGATGAAACTCTGCCCAACACGGTTCCTCACATAAACCTGAACATTGTGAGTTGAATCTGCCGAGAGAGCGGTGTTCGGATGCACAGACCATTGCCCATTACTATTACTAATAATAGTGGCTACATCGGCAGTCAACGGGGGGTTGATAGTGCCCAGAGTATAGAATGGTGCTGGGGTTCCCGTTCCGTACTGCGTTAAGTCAATGGTGTCTATCTCGTCACGGTAAACCGTCTGCGGTGGAATGCGAGCGATGTGCGGTAATGCCAACTCGTTGACATGGATGTTTACAGTTGTCGCAGTCCTCCCGAATGCCGAGCGGACAGCAACGTTTACCTCGAACTGTTGATACGCTTGACCAGCAGGAGCAGTCACAACTGCAGGAGCAGTCATGGTTAAGACGCTATCGGATATCGTCACCCAATCAGGTTTTGTGATGACGGTAAACGCAAACGTGCTACCACTACGAGCAGTTAAATAGTCTCGTAAGTCTAGCGTTTTACTCGTAACCAGCGGCGGATTTGGAACAATATTCGGACCAACAGGTTCGTCCAACACCTGCACAGGGATATCACGAAACATCGGTGCAGTTGCATAGCGAACGCGTAGAGGAACATTAAAATCATAGGTTTGTGCTCCACGTGTTCCACGCAGAAGGATTTGATAATCATCATCATGTTCGGCTATTGCAACAGCAGGCAATGCAACTGCACTCAGAGTTGTCCCCGTTAATGTCAACCACGCGGGCTTTTGATACCCTGGACGCAAAGCAACCGTGTCACCATGTGGAATGTGCGATGCAACATCGAAACTCCACGGCTCACCACTAAATCCTGATTGCCCCTCCAACTGGACAACGTAGTTGATGTTGAAGCGGATATTGGCATTACCAGCAGTGTTCGATGCACGAAGATTTATCTGAGCCGTATCACCCGGTGAGTAATCAGATAGGTTCGGTGTTCCCGACAGCGTCGTGCCATTGATGTGCAACCACGTGGGCTCGAAGAAACCCGTTTGAAAACTCACCGTCGGTGTCGGCTCTCCCGATAAATACGTCGGAGACAGTTCGAGTGACCATTCTTGACCGGCGTTTACCTCCTGTGTAGGGATAACCTGCCAAGTAGGTGCACTCGCCGCCTGAACTGCCGCCGTAACATACCTCGTCACCGTCCGGCCGTCTCTCGTGATACTCAATTGCAGCGAATCATTACCTTCATTAGTTGTCGGAGGCAATGTCCACGCTAGGAAAATATCACCTGTCGTCCCAACGTTTGACGAGTCAATAGAAGCACTGCCGTTCTGTGGTTGAATTGACACAGTCGGGATAGCAGTGCCCCTATCGATGATATACTGCGTAAGTTCCAGCGTGAACGTTTGCCCAGCCGAAACCGTCTGTCTAGGGATTTGTCGCCATTGGATGGCCATTATAGCACCCCCTCAGTGGTTATCATAACCACTTACGCAGTGAGAGTCATTAACTTCGTTGCGAACTTATCCATCTTCGCGTAGGCATACGTATCGGACATCGTGAACAACTGGGTTTGATTCAGGATGTTCGTTGCTTGCTCGTCAATCGCAGCACCTGCCGAGTTGACTTTCTCAACGGCACGACTTGCGTTCAAGCCGATGATGGTATTCGCTACCAAATCATCGTTGCGAACTGCACCCACCGAAATCCCACCATTCGGATTTAGGTCCGTTAAACTCGGCACACCGATAGCATTGATATTTAGCAACTGCACCAAGTGAACCTCTTCACTACCCGTAGTGGATAGGAACAGCGTTCTGCGGACATCAGCACGCATTATAGCATGCGTGATGCCATAGGGAAGGAAGCTGTCCACAAACCCCAACCACGCCTTTGCATCAATCTCACCAGCGGATAAACTAGTGGAAAAGCTGTTCGCTTTGACACTGCCAGCAGCGGAGTTCGGAGTTCCGTCACCCGTCACCAAAACATCGATGAGTTGAGTCAACTGACGAAGACGCTCGGTTTGGCCCTCAAGCTCCATCAGTTGTGCAAGCTTGTTGATTTGCGTTGATACGTTCCGCAAGGCCTCATACGTCACTTGATAACCGATACCCCACTTATAGAGGTTAATGTTGTCCTCGGTGTAATCAAGAGTTGCCTTCGGCAAATCTGTCCCAGGGTTCGTCCGCTTGCGTTTCAGAGCATCCTCATCATACGACCACCGGAAAGGTTTGTAAGCCGTACCCCGGATGTCGTGCTCGATGGATAACAACTGGTTAACGTCAAGGAAAGCATCCGTGCTCTTGTCAACACGCGGAGTTCCGTGAACAGCAGGATAAATTGTGCTATCCTCCGGTGTCTCGTAACCCGAAATCAAATCCGAGCGGATACGTCCACCGTGATACGCGCGATGAAGCACGTCATATAACAACGCCTCTCCCACCGGGCCTTTGGCAAGAAAGTCATCGATGTTCGCGGCCTTCGTGAAAGCCGAGTTCTGAGTGGATAACCCCAACTCCATCCGTAACTTGTCCGTCACACTCCAGCGTTCTTTCAATAGCACATCTGGAGCAACAGCATTGCAAAACTGCGTTAGGTTCATCCCCACCTTGCCAGCAGAGCGAAGCACCTCGACAGGGTCCGTCTTCAGCAACTTGGAAATGTCCGCATAGTCTTTACGTTCTACCATGATTTCCTCCGTTAAACCATCAGCACACTGACTTGTGCACCAGCCGTGTTTGTCGGCCTCGAAGTCACCACACCACGAGAATCACGCGCAGCAGCAGCAGTTGCACCAGCACTCTTGACATAGCCGTTCGTTTGACTGCCGATGCTCGGACCACTACCCGCACCGATAACTGGAGTATTGACAGTCACACCATTCTGAGCGGCCTGTTTCAGTGTCATCTCCTCGTCCACCTGAACACTGCATGTGCTGTCACCAAAAACCTCGATGAGCTCACCAAGCACACGTCCGTTGTCCCTCACCAAGCGGACAGTGTCATCAGCGGATATCTCCACGCCTAAATTAGCACGAGCGAAAACACTGCCACCAGACTGCGTCCGGTCATACGTGATTTCACTATCCGTCTTATACGTCTTCAAAGTTGGGTTCGCCATGATATCCTCCTATGCGAATAACCATGCAGGCAATGAATTAACATCGCCTTCGTATTTACCACCACTAGTGGTATCTTCAGTCTGCCGGCCCTTCGGAAATTGGCCATCCGATGCCAGCATGAAAACGTCTATCTGTTCCTCGATTGCCGACGAATCCAACTTGGAATAGCGTTCCCTCCAAGCTCCCTCGTCAAACCGAGTTCCCATAGCCCTCACGCCTTCCTCACATAACGTCTCCAGCAAACGTTCACGATAACGCTTACCGTCGGCCTCCAGCATCGCACGCAGAGAATCAGAAGGCTCAGTCTTCTCTGGTTGTAAGTTCTTACCACCAGCGTTCTTCATTTTCACAAGCTCCGGGTCCTCACGTCTCTGTTGGATTTGGGCCGACGGATTAGCTCCCCGATAAACTAGCGATACCTCTCTCAGCCCAGCGTCCTGGATAACATACGTTGCAACAACACCATCGTATTTTTCACCAGGCCAATGCGGACAGATTTCCTCTCCCCGGCCCCATACGTCATGCCCACAGATGTCGCAGATATCATCACCGCGGGCATAACCCACAGATACCTCGTTGAAATATCCGTGTTGAATCCTGCGGATATACTCATCAACACGCAACTGCTCCGGCGTTGCATCAGTGTCCCGAAGCATCGAAATCTGTGCTACCACCTTGTCGTCCTGCAGTTGAGCAGACTCGATACGTCCCAGCACAGCCGTTGCCTTCATATCATGAGAGTTGAGAAACGGGACAACCCTGTCACCATTAATCTCCTCCACAAAGTTCTCCATGCTCTTTACGTCAAAACGGGAAAACTGCGAATCGTAATCCGTGCTCGATATCACCGCCTCGCAGTGGTAAACGTCACCATCAGGCTCACCACCACCGATATCAGACTTTCGTAGAAGCCCGCTTGATACTTTTTTTAACTCTCGCATTTTGCCCTCCTGTCTCCCGCGCCTTGCGTTTGATATCACGCTTTAGCAACACCCACTCCTCTCTCGTCAAATGTTTCTTTGGCATGATTTTCCCCCCATTCGTAAACATCGCACCCTAGTCTCGCTTCAGTCTCGCTTTTGACTCGAGTGCCTACGGAGCCACTTAGGTTTTCTACTATACCAACAGCGGATCGCGTAACTCGTCTATCTGTCGCCGCGCCTCAATTGCATCTATTACACCAGCCGCTTCCTGGTCCAGAATCGATGCAACTTTCAATGACTCCGTCTCAGCAACAGTCTGGTCATCCAGATAACGTTGACGCTTGAATTTAAACGTCACCTCACCACGCACACCACGTGCCCGTAATGCGAAGTTTAGCAACCTCGACAACACGTGAGACAAACGTTCCTGAACGGACATAACCTGACTCACATAGTTTTCGACTTGCCGAGACGCTTGCGTTTCTGCCAAACTCTGGTTATCTGCCATCAGGATAGGAATTGACGCAGCACCATTCGTCACCTGACGCTCCAGCATCCGCACCAAAGTATCAACCCCTGCGAGGTTCGATGCAACAACACCACCAGTGGCATAATTCACTTTGACTAAATCAGGATGCACGTAATCCGAGTCAACGTCCAGTTTCTCCAACTGGTCCCGAATCTGTTGCAAATGCTCGTCCAAAAACTCCGAAACCTTAGTATCAGTGTCGGTTACCCCAGGGTCTACATACGTCAGCAGTTGCAGAAGAAGCTCCGTGTTTACCTCGTAGTCCTGCCGGGAAAATCCTTGATTTGCAACAACACGTCTCAGGTCCTGCACCAAACCTAGAAGGAAAACGCTCGCATAGATAGCACTCCCAACAACTGGGTCTCCGTAAGGTTGGTCTGGCTCTTTCTTAAACGGAACATACGAAATCGTCGGGAATTCCATTGGAACGAAACCACGTCCCCGAATCCGTTGCCCCAACTGCCAGCGTTGTCCACGCGGACCACCAGATACACGACGAAATAACGCCGTCGCAGGGTCCAACACAACCAAATCCTCTGCCGAGCGTCCCCCGTCATCCAGCACCAGTTCGAGGAAGAATGCCCCGCCGAACAGAATCGAACTGAAACAGCTGTCCCACAAAGCCCCGATATACCCGTTGTAATCGTCTAGTTTCTCGATAAACTCGTCAGCAACAGACTCCGCTCGGCTCGACTCTGACTCGATAACAAACCCCGGATTGCAGAATAACAGCCAATCCCAAATCGCCTTGTTGATTTGTGGAGATAAATCCTTCGCAATCTGAGTCAACCGAGCACTCGAAAGAGACAATAACTGGTTACGTTGCAACTGCAACGTCCGCCAGCTCGAAGCAGGGTCCGTCCTCTGAGCATACAGACGATTTGACCTCGGCGAAACATCAGACAGCGTATCAACCGTCCGACGGCCGTTACCAACCCTCGTTAACGACGACAAACTCTGCTTACCCAACGTTACCGAATTTTGGAAATTGGAAATTTGAAGATTCTCGCTCATGTATATTTCTCCGGCCAGAAAACAACCCCACGCAACTTCGATTTACACGTGCACATGCACGTCCCTACCACGTGTGTGTGTGCACACCACGTCACGTCACGTCACACGTTGCGGAGGGCACGACGTGATATCAGCCCTGCGTTCCAAACACCACGGCCCGTTGCCAGCCCATTCACAATGTAACGCACAGGGTCAATGGCATCGTCATGCTTCTTGATAGGAACGTCATCCTTCAAAGAGTTCCCGGTCTGTTGTGCAAGGGGCTTATACGAATACCCCAGCAGTTCCTGGATTAGGTTCAGCGGCCTCCCACGTTGTTGGCTCACCCGGTCCACGCGTTCCGAGAGGTGCTTGTAGATTAACAGCTTGCCCTCACGAAACAGCAGCTTCATTCGCTCGATGCCCAACAGCAGTTCTTTCTCCGCAGGCATTGTCGGAACACCAAACGCCCTCAGCTGAGCGGCGTTCTCAGCATCATGGTCAGCCCAGCCCATACGATACGGGCCGTGCTTACGTATCTGTTCAGCGTGGTCCTTCACTAACCCACGAGTCTTGCGATACTCACGTAACACCACAAGCGTTCCGTCACTCAGACGTGCAACCCACACACACACAAACGCGTGCTCGTATCCGAAGTCAACGCCAATATACACCGGAGCATTTGATACCTCCGGAGGTAAAACGTTCAGCACGTGTTCCTCCGGATTGAACTCGTCGAACACAACACCCTCAGCCGCGGCCCACTCACCCAGATAACCTCGCTTATACCTCACCCCAGTTAAACTCTCCGACATACGTTTCAGCGTCCGATTTCCATGCGAAGTAAACCGGCCGTCTTTGAAGAGGAGCATGTTGTCCTCGTGAGCGAAACGTATCAGGTGAAGCTTACCCAGCGAGATTCGCGTCGGAATCCAGTGAAACGGCACGTCCGGATTACAGTCCCCAATAATTTGTCCCAGCGGTTCTCCGTCCTCGTCCAACCAATTCCCAGCCCGGCCGTCACAGCGTTGAGCAAGTTTCTCCCAATCGTCCAGCGTCCCCTGCTCCGCCTGGCAAAAGAATGCGATGTCGTATTCCCCAGAGAGATAACCTCCGGCTTCTTCACAATTCCCAACCCACGTTCTCCCACCATTTTTCCAGTCATACCACAGCGGTTGTTTCTTGCCATAGCTTGAGCAAGGGCTCCGATTATCCTCAACGTCAAACGGTAAAATCTTATTTTCCCACTGCGGTAGTGTCGTCCGAATCAGGTCAACCTTCTTTTTGCGGAGGATTAACGTTTGCAACCCCGGAATCTGAGTGTGCATCCAGTATAAACGCATCAGGTTCGGATAACTTTTGCCGCTGTTATACGGGCCGACGCACATCACCTCAGGCTCACGAGACAGATACATTTCACGCGGGGCATCTCCCTGCGGTTTCATATATGAGTCACGCACCACGAATGGTAATGGCCGATACTTCACCTGGGCCAGAGGCCGAAATAACCTGATTTTGTTACTGAACGTCTCAACGTCCGGGGAATGCAAATTTAGCATTTTTCGTTCTGGCCGCCTCCATCCCCACCTGTCACGTCATGTGAGTCTCCTTCGGGAGTTCCGGCCACCTCTCGGTTATTTAGTCCATCCCATCGTTCTTTGTGTTGCGACACGGTTATCACCCAGCTGAGTTGCCCACGAAACAAACGATGCGTTCAGAGGTTCGTCTTTTGTCTCCCCCCTGCGTTCGGATGTTCCTTCCCGCGGACCTCCCCCACCCTGTCACGTCACCTGAAACTCGTTCGGTTTCCCCGGCCGCCTCTCGTTGGGTTTTCGGTTTCCCATCCGAGTTGGTGTTGCGATGCAGGCGTTGCGTTTCCGTCCACCTTCCCTCCCCCTCCCTGTCACGTGGTCTGAGTCTCCAGCGGTTTTCCCGGCCACCTCTCTGCTATTTGGTCCATCCCAGCGTTCTCCGAGTAGTCGTCTGTCGGCGACATCGTGCGCACTCACTCGTTCGATGTCCTGTCTTGGGGAGCGGTCGAAACCCGACGAGCGAGCTCGTGAATGAACGTCTCCGATGCCAAAAAGTAAACCGTGCCATCCGAGCGAACCGATAACTTGCCCACTCCTGAAATGCTAACCTCTCCTTGACTCGCGAGCTCGTCCAACAACCTGTTCTTGATTCTTGTCTCGATTTCACGACGCGATATGCCAAACACCCGATTACCCTCCTGTCATCCCAGCGTTGTCATCCGATGCCCTCTCGCTTGTCCCCGTCCGACTCGCGTCGCCGGCGTTCTGGTACGACTCGCGGCCCTCGCAGTCTTCTGTGTCCTCGTCCGACAGCGTTTTGCATAGCGCTCTCGTCCGATGCGTTTCTTTTCTGTGCATCGTTCTCGTCCGACATTTTTCAAAAAGGAACATCCTCTTCGCGAGTCCCAGTCTCCTGCTCCTCTGCCTTTTGATTAGCTCGTTGTTGCTCCATTACCTCGATGCGTTTCGTGATTACCTCCGCTTCGTTGTAAGTTGGCAATTCACCTTCACCACGAGTCTGTGCTAATGCCCATCTCATCAATGACACCAGTTGTCCTTGATAAAACAGGTTAGCCGCTTCCTCCATCAGGATTTCACTTTCAATTTCCAATGCCTCGCACATCTCGGAAATATCACGTGTCCGCGGTCTGCGTTTACCTAGAATCCAACTGGACAGAGTGGAGTATGGAACACCGATGTGTTTGGCAAACTCCTTCTGGTTTTTGAACTTTGACTCGATGAGACCAGGGAGAAGAGAATGATTAATCTCAACGCAGTCTCCATAGTCTTTTTGTTTTTTCTGTTTCACAATGGCCTCCTTGAAACGGCGGCCTGGATACCCCCACGGCTAGGAAAAGGGATATCCAGCTCCGCAAAGTGGAATGTCGCTGAGCAGTTGGTGCAGTGCCCGCGGTGTATTCCTAAATTATAGTATACAAACGTGAAGGCTTTTTGTCAAGTTTATTTTTTCACGGCGTGATAACTCTGCCAGAATGCACCTGAACGCATAATTTGACGGTTTGTTGCCATTCTTTTCTCACTTGAGGGTTTACCTAGCAGAGGATAGGTTTTCGAGTCTCGTTGCGGGGATAAAAAGTCAATCATCCGAGCCGTTTCGGGATATTAAAAAGTCAGTTTCCTTGGGCAAAGGCGAAGAATTATCTATAGCATTGATAAATGATACTGATGCGAGACAAGTCTGCAAGTGGCAATGCGTCGACCGAAATCCGAGGAACACCTACCCCGATGGTTGAGGCAAGTGCGACTTCCAGTAGACAATGATGTCGACGATAGAAACTCCTGTGTTTCTAAGTACAGTAAGGATAAAGAGAGTATATTAAACTGTCTATTTCTCTCTCTATACTTTCCCCTCTTTCTCTTCCCCATTTGGGCAGTCTCATTTTTGCACACTTTCTCCTCCCCCTGGCCCATTCCCTTTCCCTTACCCCAGTAGCCGATGATTTTGTCGACAAACCACGATGGTGCTTAGCGTCCCTTGCATTCCATCGTCGTCACCGAAAAGTCGCCAATGCAACAAACCCCGACGTGTGTTAAGTTGTTTGGAATTGCCAGTTCATGCCACTTGCCGAGCGGAGTTGATTTCCTGTCTCATTACTCTCACGTGATAGATTCGGTTTCAGATTTGCGATGCCAGCGTCCACCGGATTATTCGGATAGGTGGGCCACCTAGTGGACATCCGAAACTGTCTCGGTTTCAGATGTCAAAAGGGGTGGCCCACTCTCATGAAAGTGGGCCACCTAGTCAATCCAAGTTCCTCGTTGGCGTTAATGCGAGCAGAGTTTCTTGCGAATTCTACTCACAGTTGAGCGAGGGATACCCGTGCGTTCAGATATCTCACGCGTTGAATAAAACGGATCACGTTCCAGATAACTGCGGACCAGCTCCTCACGTGATACGTTCTCACCTTGCGGTTGCTCATCTGGACAGAGGATGGCATAAACCTCTTGCGGAACGTATTCCCGAAACAACACAGGGTTATCACGGCGTTCCTCCAGCGTCCATTGTGCCAGATAATGGTGATACGTCAGAATGTCGGACATCGCATACCCTTTCTCCAGCAGGAGTTGCGATGACGGTAAATCACCAACCTCGGCGAGTCTCTCCTGAAAGCGTTCGAGAGATTCAGTCACCCGACACCTCCGGCACCTCATGAATTAGCAACTTGCGACCGCGTTCGGTTATCTTCACGCGGTTCTTGGCTACAAGTTCGCTAATACTAGCGTTAAACTTCACAGGCGGCACCGTGTAGGCATTAATGCTCCTGCGGAGTTCCCGCGTCGTCACTTCGTCCTGCTTTGACTGGAGCTCGTCCAACTTAAACAGGATATAACGTTGCACATCGTCCTTCCAGACATGCATCCGCTTATTCGTCTCACCCAGGAGTTCCTTGCGAAGCGAAGCCGTTAACTCCACCCGCAGTTCCCGCTTGAGCTCGGTTTTCACTGAATCCAACCACGCTTGATACTCAGCATGCTCGGCCTCAGTCTCAAAGGTTAAGAAACCCAATGCTTTTGACATTGATAAATACCTCAAATCATTCGTTAACTAAAAACCCGTTAAGGTTAACGAGAGTGTATACCATTAGTAGACATATAGCAATGCAAATACGCAGTGTGTTTTCTATCTGTCCACAGATGCGTTGACACCAGTGGGTTAGCCGACAGACGCTGTCGGAAATTACCCGAGCACAGGGAGAGCAGGTCGTCATGTGTCCACTTAAGATTTCCTAAGTGGCTCCGTATTCACTAAATGCAAAAGCGAGAGGTTTGTGTAACCGTTTTGTTCCGCAGTGAGCGGCACGTACAGGCCTGTACTGTCCTCTTCACTCGGAACAAAAGTTTTTGGCTTGAAAATGTCACCGATTTCAGTTATCATCGTTCTTGATAGTAAGCGGAGTTGAATTTAGGCGATTTGACTTCGCTTGCATCACAGGAAGCGACAAACCGTCTGGGATTTGCTACCCCAGACGGCTTCCTGATGATACGAATGTGGTTTAGTCTTGGAAAATAGCTGCAACTCCTGTCCGTGCAGCTGCACCTAAACCGATAGCAACTTGAGACTCATTGAGTAGTGGAGTTGCACTCGCTTTACCACCACCACCAAAATGAAGGAACGAGTTCAGACCAGAGCCACCTTGTGCCAGAGCAACAATCGTTACCGTGTCTTCAGAATACGTCCGAGAGCCACGCTTAAAATCAACCGTTACGAAAATCGGGGTATACTCAGCGATGAGAAGACTTTCTAAATCGTTGTAATACTCAGGGGGGAAAGGGACATCATAATCCAACGGACCATCGTCAAGCGGATCCGTGGAAACTGGAGTATTCGACTTACCACCAGATGTCCAACTGATAGGAAAGGGAGGCAAACGGTATGCGATGTCTAAACCGATTTCACGACCCAGAAATAACTCGATACCGTTTTCTACTAAAATCGCAACGTCCAGCGGATTTGGAGGAGTAAATGTCAACAGGGAAAAGCCCAGTGAGATTATAGCACGTTCCCAATCCGCAGCAGGTCTGCCAACAACAGCAGAATAACCGAGCTCAGCAATCGCAGCAGCATCAGCAGTTTGGATATACCCTGTGCGAAATGCATCGTTAAATCCACGACGAACCCTGTCGGGATTTGGCAATCTCCGATAATCCTCCGGACTCACCTCACCAAACGTGTATTGAATCCAGTTCTCACGGTAATCCTGCAACCTTGCACGGTAAGTGGTATACCCAATTAAACGACCTTGGGCATCCCGGCGATTTACACCACCACCATAGAGTTCACGCGTATCCACACGAAACGGGAAAAACTCAGCGTTAGCAACAGGACGCACACCCGGAGCAACCTCGACAGGAATTTCAAATGGCAATTCACCAGGCGCAAACAAAGACTGCGAAGCAACTGCAATATCTTCAACCTCCTCGTGCTCCACAAGAATCCGTCGGCGAGCATCCGAAACATCCAAATGCGAATAATAAACGTCCACACCCGTCACTGAACTGCCCGGATGCCCATAGGGTATAGAGAATGCTAGATAGGCCATTGGATTTACCTCGGCGAGAAAGCAGGTCCATCAGGGGCCTGCCTGATAGTGCCCCGATACATAGATTGGAATTCGACCTTGGGCATTAGATGTTCTATAAACAGTCAAAATCAAATAGTCAACCGATGGAGTTCCTGCAAAGTCTACATACGCATGACCTCTAAGAAAATTACTATCCGACGCATCAAGACTTAATGCCTGGTTTCTAGCCACTCGACTATTAGACCGAGACCCCTTATACGGCAGATTAATATAGGAAGTGAGCGCGGTCCATGCTGCATCGTTGTTTCCTATATACCCAATAAGACTTACGAACACCATCCTGCCAATGCGATAAGCGTAAGCCCTTAAATCACTTCCTGGGGCAAACGTAATTCCAGAACTGGCAATTCCCGTTTGGATTGTCGGAGTCCATGAAATCTGTTGCAGATGAGTATGAGAATCAGAAGAAGTAGCGTCAACCCACTCCATAATTCGTCGTGAATTGTTCCACGAAAGCACATAACCATCCTGTGATGAACTTGGTGGACTACCATAAATACGCAGTTTTGATTCAGTAACGTCATTATTAGCAAGTTGAGCATTACCAACATTACCGTCCGCAATCTTGTCGTTCGTCACTGCATTATCCGCGAGTTTCACTGTCGTGATACTACCATCAGCAACAGCACCTGTTCCACCGGAGGGTTTAGCAACCCACGTCATCCTGTCGTTCGATGCGAGCTCCAGAATTTGACCAACTGTCCCTGTGTTCGTGATATCCAACTTCGTCTCGTCAACTGCACCATCAGAAATCTGGTCCGAGTCAACTGCATCGTCCGCGAGTTTAGCATTCGTCACTGCATCCGATGCCAAATGCTCGGTATCAATTGCACCATTAGCAACCTTGGCGTTCGTCACTGAATCCGATGCCAACTCCGTTGTCCCAACTGCACCATTGGATATTTCACTTGCACCAACGGAGTTAGAGGCAAGTTTACCACTCGTGATAGCATTGTTTGCGATTTCAGTTGTCCCAACTGCACTCGCAGCAATCTTGGCATTCGTCACAGAATCAGCCGCAAGTTGATTCGGGCCGATAGCTCCATTGGCAATGGATATCGTCACAGCTCCTGTCGCCGCACTCACCGTGATAGCTGTCCCACCAGTTAACGATGACACACCAACAACAGCAGAAGGTTTAGCAACCCACGTCATCCTGTCGTTCGATGCGAGCTCCAGAATTTGACCAACTGTCCCTGTGTTCGTGATATCCAACTTCGTCTCGTTAACTGCA